CTGATCGTATTGCTGAGAACCTAATGTTTTCTAATGCTGTTGATGCTACTTACTATGGTGGCTCTACTCCTGCTATGACAATTCCGGGAGTATACTTTGTTCAGTATGGTAACGTCATTCATGTATTAGCCTCAGATAACTCTGATTTTGAAATTGAAGTCGAAGATTCACGAGGCAATAACGATATATTTGCTTTTAAAGACACTGCTGCTGATTTTAAGAAGCTACCACCTTCAGGTCCTGATGGATTTGTAATTGGTGTAGTAGGAGCAAATGATAAAGGACAAGATGATTACTATGTTCGCTTGGAAGCTAATACTACTGGTGGTCAAGTATGGAATGAAACCTTAAAGCCCGGAGTAAAGACTAGCATTGATGCTACTACTATGCCGCATAAGCTAATTAGTAATGCCAATGGTACTTTTACTTTTGATGTAGCAGACTACAAAGAGAGAAAGGTAGGGGATGATGAAACTAATCCATTCCCAAGCTTCATTGGTCTGCCCTTAGCTGATATATTCTTCCATAGGAACCGCCTTGGTGTTCTAGCTGATGAAAATGTTATCTGAAGCAGGTAAGTTCACTGAATTTAACTTCTTTAAACGAACTACCTTAACTCTATTAGATACTGACCCTATTGATGCTGCTGTATCAAACAATAAGGTCTCTATCCTTAAACACGCTGTACCCTTTAATGAAAGCTTATTGCTCTTCTCTGATCTTACTCAGTTTAGAATGTCGGCCCAAGACTTACTAACACCTGAGACTGTAGCGATTGACGTTACAACTCAGTTTGAGGCTTCTTTGAAAGCCAAGCCTGTAGGTGCAGGACGTTATGTCTTCTTTGCTACTAACCGAAATGAATGGGCAGGGGTGCGAGAGTATTATGTAGAAACTGACGCTGCTGTAGATGATGCTGCTGATATAACAGCTCATGTTCCGGAGTATATTGCAGGAACCATTACCAAGCTTGAAGCAAGTTCTAACGAAGATATTTTATTAGCTTTATCATCAGAAGACCCAAAATCAATCTATGTGTATTCATATTACTGGCAAGGTCAGCAGAAGCTGCAATCAAGCTGGTCACGATGGACGTTTGAAGGAACTGTACTTAATATGACCTTCAACAAATCGTACATAGACGTACTGTTAAAGTATACTAATACTAATGGCTCCACAGTTACTCTTGAACGTATTAACTTATCTACTGACGAAGCTATAGGTATCACTGAGCATAATCATGGTGTTCACCTAGATCGTAGACAGATCTGGGGAAGTAGCGGTTCTTCTGTATTATTAAGTGATCCTGCTCCAACAGATGGTGCATCAGTAGTATACATTACCGAAGCTGGACAGATAGTAGATTACACCACAGCACAGGCTCATGTTGCTGATGGTAATACAGTTATCACTGGAGTACCATTTACATTTAAGTATCAACTTTCTGAGCAAATGCTTAAGAGAGAAAATGATGTAATTAAGGGACGCTTACAGTTACGCAACATGACTTTAACTTATAGTGACTCTGGTTATTTCAAAGCTAAAGTAAAACCAACAGCAAGGAATGAAGTAGTAAACGAGTTCACTGCTTTGACCTTAGACTCTTCTTCAACACTCTTAGATCATGTGTCTATACTTACAGGTGACTTTAGGTTCCCTGTATTATCACAGGCTAAAGAAGTTGATATTACGATTGAATCCGATAGCTTTCTCCCTTGCTCTTTTCAGAGTGTAGATTGGGAAGGTTATTTCGTAACGAGGGCTAGACAGGTATGATCCCATATTATCGTCCAGCCACTTTGGATGATATACATGAATTAGCCCCTAAAATGAGAAAGTCAGACGTTGAGGAGATAGCAGCAAGCTCTGGTGTAGAGCCAGCTCAAGCTTTGTTTCTTTCTCTTCTCGCTGGCGCTGAGACTCATAGTATTATTGCCCAAGATGGCGAAGTTATAGGTATGTTTGGAGTAGTGCCATCTACTGATCCCCTAATAGGGATTCCGTGGATGCTAGCTTCTGACAGACTACCAGAAATTAAAAAAGAGTTCTTACCCCAATCTTTAGAGTGGGTAAAAGAAATTAATAATCGTTTCCCTGTACTACTCAATTACGTTGATAAGCGAAACACTAAAGCAATCCGATGGCTACGCTATCTAGGCTTTAAGTTCCCACAATTAGTTGACGAGTTTGGTGTAGGAAACAAACCATTTTATGAATTTGTGAGGATAAGTAATGTGTGATCCAGTTACGTTGAGCGCCATTGGCTCTGCTGGTTCTGCTGCTGTTGCAGGCTTGACTTCAAGTGCTGGCCTTACTGCATTAAAAATTGGTAGTGCAGTGGTAGGCCATATGGCTGAAGCTGACGCAGCTCGTAGAACTAATCAGCGAAATGCGGAAGCTAGGAAAGCAGCTACAGAAGCTAGGGATAATGAGATCCGAGCGCAGGCTCTCAAAGAAGCCCAAGAGAAAGCTGTATTACAGCAAAAGAAAACAGATAAAAGTATAGAGGCAATGAGATTGTCTTCTCGTGCTGCTCTATCTGCTGGTGAAGCAGGTGTAGGTGGTGCGGTAGTAAATGCGATTATGTCTCAGTATGAGCGTGATCGTCTAACAAATAACACCAATGTTGTATCCGATATGGAAGCTCTAACGTACCAAGGAACCTTGGATCGTAAGGCTATAGCTGCACGAGCGCAGAGCCGTATCAACCAATATCAGCCTGTCCAAGGGCCAAACCCATTAGCTCTAATTACCCAGATCGGCATTGAGAAAGCCGAAGGTAAACTTAGAGACGAATATTAGAGGAAATAGTATATGGCTACTAAGCGTGTACAAGTCGAAAGGTTGCGACCACAGACTACTCAAACAGTCTTTAATCGTCCTGTAGACACTTTTGTCCAGCCTGCCCCTGTTCAAGCAGGAGGGCTACAACAACTAGCAAAGTTTTTAAACGATATAACTCCACAAGTGGCAGGTATCGTAGAAGCTAAAGAGAAAACAGAAACTGAATTACAGCTACGCCAACTTGAAGATATGGATTATATGAATGGCGAAGGCGGCTTTCAAACATTAGATACTCTTAAAGAAAGTGGGGAGTTTACGCCCCGGAATAAGACTGTAGCTTACGCCTATAATAAAGGTCTAGGTGCAGCGATTGGTAAGAAAATATTTACCAAGGTTCACTATGATTATTTGGAGGGCATGAAAGACAAAACCATCCAAAGAATGACCCCTGAAGAGTTTAGCACATGGACACAAGAACGTGTTGCTGAATATGTAGGTGAATACAAAGATTACACTGGGGAATCTGGTGTAATGGCTGGTATTAAATCTCAAGCAAATCGCATTGGCGAGACATTTTCAATGCAGCAAGCTGCTGCGGCTGCGGCTCATGCTGAAGAGATGATGGGTGAGTCTTTTGATAACCTGTTAAATGCTGCCTTATATGGTATTGATTTAACAAATGCAGAGAAGCTTACTCAGTCAGTTCAAGACTTCATGGATATGATGCATTCTACTGATACTACATTCTCAGGAACTGAATTAAATAAGCGTATAGTTGGAGCTTTAGTAAGTCGTTTACAGAATGTACAAAACCCGGCTGAAGCTAAAGCCTTAGCAAGTGCTGCATATAATCTCAAAGCTGGTACAGGAAATATATCAGGTACAAACCACTGGAGACAGGCAGACTTATCTACAATCATTACGGCTGCTATCGAAAGAACAGATCAGCTAGAACAGGCTCAATATTATAGGAATGTTCGTGCTGAGAATGAACAAACTTCACAGTTAAGTGAACAGATTATTAATTGGATACAAGCAGGGTCTGAATTAGAAGACTTTAGGCCAAGTCAGGAGTTTGTTAATCAGTTCGATCAACTCAATGACGCTGACATTGCAGCCTTAGTTAAAACTATACACAGGCAGTTGGACTTCACTAAGAATGAACCAATGACACCAGAGCGTTATGTTGAAATATATAATCACTTTGCCGATCTAATGCCAATAGAAGCCGAGCATGAAGTAAATAGAATACTGTCTACAGGCCAATCTCGCTTTGGTACTTTAAGTTTAGATGAAATGAAAAATATTCACTCTATTTCAAGACTAGCGGCAGGGCGTAAATACCAATTTTATAATGACCCCTTCTTTAAAGAAGTAGAGGAGAAGCTTGCAGGTGGCTACAAGATTTGGGACGCTAACTTAAACAAAGTTGTGAAAACCACACTTAGTATTCCAGCTTTAGAAACTTGGGAAAATGCTGAAGTAGAATTAAGACGCATTTGGTCTGAGGTTGCCATGAGTCCTAATATGTTAAGAGATTACCTAGAAGGCAGCAAACTAGAACTGGCTGAAATGTTGTCAGGTAACATGGGTCCTAATGGTGTTAAACCGGGTAATCTAAACTTAGGTGCGGTTCTTAATGAACCCGGACTAAGAAAGGTTATTCGTAAAGCCATGATGGATGAAGTGTACCAATTAGTAGAACCTGCTGACTTATCTAATAAAACTATGAGTGATAACATACTAGGCGAAGGTGGTGAGACAGAAGCTACTTACACTGCTGATGACGGCACAGTAACCAAAACAAAAGTAACAATAGAAAAACGATAAGGAGACCCTAAATGGCTGATTACGTTTATAACTTTGGGGGTGTCTCCTACAGTACAGACCGTGAGCTTTCCCCACAAGAAATTGACCGAATGGTTCAAATGTATTCTGACTCCGGGCTTTTAAATCCTGAAGTACAGATGCAACAGGAAATGCAATGGAAGGATGTTAGCCAGAACAAACACATCAAAAATGCTTTTAGAACTTACTACGAAGAGCATAATGGTGAACAGTTTGAAGGCGACGATGAAGAGCTAACTGATGCTTACTTTGAACAGATGCGTTGGTTTGAAAACAACACAGGCTCAATGCTTAAATTAGTAGGACGTTTAAAAGGCGCTGGCAGTATGTCAGAGCGTGAACGTATGGCATTAGCTATCATGTGGAAAGCTTGGGACAATATTGTACCATTCTATGAAGATGAAAACAAAAAATGGACTGCCTTTATAGACCATGTAGGTGCTAATGTTTTAGACTTGGCAAACTTATCTGGCTTGGCAAGTTTTGGTACAGGAACAGCAGCCGCTATTACTGCAAAGCAAGTAGCAAAGGCTGGTCTAAAAGAGACACTATTTGCTGGCATGAAGACAGGTGCTAAGTCGGGTGCTTTAAATGCAGGCGCTGTTGGTACTGGCCTTGCAGCAGGTAACCAAGAGATTCATTACGAGCTAGAAGGTTTAGAGCGTGATTGGTCAAATGTAGCTATGCAAGGCGGAGCTTCTACTATTATGGGTACTGGTGTTGGTGGCTTTTTAGGGACTGCTGGTGCTGGTGTTAAACACTCTTTGGCTACTAATATAGCTGCTAAAGAAGCTGATAAAGCTGCTATGGGTGATTTAAGTAACCCTTATCGCTCTGGTAAGTATAACCAAGACGATATTATTAACACTGCTGCGGCTGCTGAGAACTGGCGATATGTCCTTGCTGATGAAACTATTTCAGGTGAGTTACGTCAAGAAGCTCGTAAAGAGTTTATTCGTAACTTAGGCGATAGCACCCGAAAGGTGATGGATCGTAACCACCGAGGTATTAATAATTCAATCCCAAATGAACAGGCTTATAATAATGGCATACAGCTTTTAAATGACCTTGGTATTAAAGACACTGATAATCTTACAGTAGAAAACCTTGTTGATGATCTATACAGCAAATACACTAAGGGAGAAATTGCACTAAAGGATTCGACTTCATTTAAAGCTCTGACTTATAAACTAGAGCAGGAAATGTATGATCGTTACCTTATGTCTTGGGATAAACATGGAGATCCTTGGAAAGCCTTTGACCAGTTTGAAAAAGTATTACTTCTAAGCGAGGACTTGTCTTCTGCCTCTGGTCGAGACTTACAATTATCAGGTTTACGACAACGCCTTGGTCCAAGTAAGTATGGCATGGTTCTAAACTCTTGGAGAAAAGCCTATGAGAATGGCACTCCTCGTACCTTAGATGAAGTTAAAGTAGATATAGATAAAGCCAAGAATGACTTTAAGGGTCACCACTTCATTGTGGACTCCTTAAATGAATGGTGGATTCATAACATTCTAGGTTCTCCTGTTACCTTAAGTATCAACACAGTATCATCTGCGGCTCATATGCTAGAGAGAAATGCTATTGATATTGGTGCGGCTGTTAAGCGTGGTGATGTTATGGAGTCTCGTAGAGCTATCACAACTTTAGGTCGTGAACTGACAGCTATTCCTAGTGCGTTCATTTACGCTTTAAAAGCTGCTGGACGTAGTAGAGGTTACGTTGATCCTCAGCGTGTTTATGCTGGTGAAGTAGACGACTTAGCACCTGTTATTGGTAATAAGAACTATGACTTCAATAGAGTGGTAGGTAATACTCGTGATCTTATAATGGGTAAGGAAGCACCTAACCCTTTAAGAGAGTTTAAAGAAAAAGATGAATCTTTTGTTACTGCTGCTGCTAACCTTGTTGGTAACTTTAATCGTTTAATTGGTGGCAGAGGTATGTTGGCTACTGATGAATTTGTTAAACAAATGGCGTTCCGAGGAGAGTTACGAGCTAGGGTTACTATGGAAGCTCTTGAGCTTGTAGGTAAAGATGGTCGTTTCGGTACTGCTGCTGAAGCTCATGCTTTCGCTAAAGCTGAGTTTAATAAACTTATGAACCAGCACTTTGACAACATAGGGATGGGTATAGAGCCTAAAGATCCTAGACTTATTGAAGCGCATAAAGCAGCTCGTGAAGCTACTTTCCAGCATGATTTTAGACAAGATCCTTTAGGTAATGTCGGTAAGGCTGTGGCTAGAATTTCGGGTAAATACCCAATTCTTAAGCAGATACAACCATTCGTGCGTACTCCTACTAACCTAGCATCTTGGGGCTTAGAACGTACTCCGGGTCTACAAGTATTGAGCCGTGAGTTTAATGAAATGCTACATAGTCCAGATCCACAGGTTAGGGCTAAAGCTGAAATGGCTATGAACTTAGGTGTTATGTATTGGACTGCTGCATTGACAACTGCAATGGCAGGTCAGTTGCAAGGTCCGGGTAATACTAGAGATTATGGAAGTAAGAAAATAGATGAAACATCTGAGAATTATCTTCCTTATTCTATTAAGTTAGAAGATGGCACAAGAGTAAGGATAAGTAGAGGCGATCCTATAGCTCGTTTCTTTATGACCATTGGTGCTATGCAAGACTCTATGGCTTATGGTTCTGATGAAGATGGAATTAACGTGTTTGGTGCTGCTGCATTATCTACTGCAAAAGCCTTAATTGATGTACCTTCTCTGACAGGTATCGCTGATATTTTCAATACAGGTACAGATATAGTTTCTGGTAACGATCCTGCGAAAGCATTAGGTGACTTCTCTGCAAATCGCTTTAAGACAATGGTTCCTTATTATCGTATGTACAGAGATTATTTGCAACCTGCTGGTGCTGATAGAGCTATGTTTACTAACATTGGCTATAAACCAGAAGATATTTGGAATACTGCGCTATTTGCTGATGATCCTGCTGATCCTTACGATAAGGAGCGTGATGCTCTTGGTCGTGAAAGATTTATGCTAGATAACTTCGGTAATGTTCTTACTGGCCTACAGCAAACTAGACCAGCAGATGATCCTGTATTGAATGAGTTATCACGATTAAACTCTAATCGCTTTGCACCAGCACCTACTCGTAATGGCGTAAACTTGAAAAAGATCAAGGTTAAGCCCGGAGGTAGGCAAAGTGTATATGATTTGTGGCGTACAGTATCTTCAGGTGTTCGTATTAAAGGAATGCCCGGAACACCTAAGAACAAAGCAGGTGCTAACCTTGAAGAAGCTATGGCGCACCTTATTCAGTCTAAAGCCTATAAAGAAGTTTATGGTGACAATACACGCTTAACGCAGCTCAATTCTACAATAGCTCAATACGAGAGTTGGGGATGGAGCCAGTTACAAGAAATATTAGGTAAGGATCACGAGGTATTTCGAAAGACTGCGTTTAAAGAGGTTAATAACTGGTTTGATGATGTTCAAGCTATTGACCCATTTATTGAAGAAAACCAAGACGACTTTATTGAAATACTAAAGATGAATAGGTAATAATTATGTCATACCAACCTTATGCAATCGTAAAGATTGTGTCGGATGGTAACCCAAACATTCCATTTAATTTTGATTACCAAACACAAGATGAAATCGTAGTTGAAATCAATGGTGTTCCTACGGATGCTTGGGCTTTACACTCTGACAATATTATAGCACTAAACGAGGTCCCCACTACGGGGACTTTCGTTACTGTTAAACGATCAACAAACTTAATTGAACCTTCAGTAGACTTTAACGCATCTTCTATTTTGAAAGCTGATGACTTAGACTTATCAGCTCGACAAGTATTGAATGCAGTACAAGAAGCAAAAGATACTTCGCAAGAAGCTTTGCGTGAAGCTAGTGATGGTCATTACAGCGCAGTAACAAAGCGTATTACCAACGTACAAGATCCTGTAAACGATCAAGACGTTGCTACAAAAATCTATACCGACTCGACTCGTGCAGCTATTGAGCAGGCTACAACTGATGTTCTGGCAGCTCAGACTGATGTTAGTTCTAAAGCTGCTGATGTAACACAAATACGAAACGAGTTGTATGGACTTACTACTCAGTTAGTCTCTCTACCTTATGGTAGCCAAGGCTCTGTTTCCTACGATGCTAGTACAGGTATTCTTGAGTTTTCCTTATCGGAAGGTCCACAAGGTCCATCAGGTCCGCAAGGCCCTTCAGGTGCTACAGGTCCCCAAGGTCCTACAGGCGGGCAAGGTCCTATAGGTCCTCAAGGTCCAATAGGCCCCACAGGTGATACAGGTGCAGAGGGTCCTCGTGGTTTACAAGGCCCAACTGGTTCACAGGGTCCGAGAGGTCTTACAGGTGATGTAGGTCCAAGAGGTCTTCAAGGTGTCACAGGTGACCAAGGTCCACAAGGTCCTGCTGGTGCTACAGGTCCACAGGGGCCTCAAGGTCCCCAAGGTATTCAAGGTGCGCTGGGTGATAAAGGCCCAACAGGTGACCAAGGTCCAGTAGGTCCTACAGGTCCCACAGGTAGTCAAGGCCCTATGGGTACAAGTCCACTTGGTTTGTCATTTGGACGCTTTGTTTTGAACGCATCTACAGGTGTTCTTTCTGTAGAATATTATGGTGACGCTGATGACCAAGATTTTTCAATTAATTCAGATGGCGAATTGGAGGTAACTATCTAATGCCAACATTAAATTTAGGTAAGGTACGTTTTGCACTCCAAGGCACATGGAGTTCGACACAAGCCTATGAAGTATTTGATGCAGTAGAGTATCAAGGCTCTACATATGTAGCTATACAAGCATCTTCTGCTGGTACAGTACCAAGCGCACAAGCTACTATCTGGCAACTGATTGCCGAGAAGGGCGATACAGGTGCTGCTGGGGCGACAGGCGCTACAGGTCCACAGGGCGCAACTGGTGCTACTGGTGCTACTGGCCCACAAGGCCCACAAGGAGCTACAGGCCCTCAAGGTCCTCAAGGTAACGCTGGCGCTGATGGTGCAGATGGTGCAGAAGGTCCTACTGGTCCTCAAGGTCCTACAGGTAACACAGGTGCTACTGGTGCTACAGGCGCTACAGGCGCACAAGGTCCTGTTGGTCCCCAAGGTGACGATGGCCCTGCTGGTCCTACAGGTCCCCAAGGTCCTGCTGGTCCTCAAGGTCCAATAGGTCCCACAGGTGCGATAGGTCCACAAGGCCCAGAAGGCCCAGAAGGCCCAGAAGGGCCAGCAGGTGCTGATGGTTCACCAGACACAGCCGCAGAAATTCTAACAAAGTTAAAGACTGTTGATGGCTCAGGCTCAGGCTTAGATGCAGACTTATTAGACGGAAACTATGCTTCTGCGTTTACTTCTTCAAATGATTTTAAATGGCGTGGTACAAACAACTTAACAAGCACGACTACTTCAGCTCTGAAAACAGAGCTACTGAATAGAGATGTATTTGATAGCAATGTGTCTGCCTTTAAGACTGGTTGGTCTTATGCAGGAAACGCTGACTTAACTGATGCTGGACGCTTAACAGAATTAGCTGGTACGTCTTGGCTAACATGGACAGATAATTCAACAGATAATGTTCAAGGTAATTTTACCGCCTTAGTCATAGCGCCTACAACAGGCGGCTCTGCTAACAAAGCCTTTATCTATAACGATCAAGGTTCAAGCTATTCCCCCAGTTGGAGAGAAATCTGGACTTCTGCTAGTGATGGAGCTGGCTCTGGTTTAGACGCAGACTTATTAGACGGACAACAAGGTTCTTACTACTACTCACCAGCTAATCCTCCTCCTACGCAAACTGTAAGTGGTACTTTAGGTTCTCTTCAGTACACAGCTTGGGAACAGTACGATTCTAAATACGATAGTGATAGTGATGGTGGTGGCAGTGGTACAACAATATATACCAGTTGGTTCACTCCATACCATTTGTTGAGAGATGGCTTCACGCTTACTAGTGACAGTAACACGGACTATTACCCTAACCACAATGGTGTGACGCAGAGCAGTAGCTCTCAAGTTATTTGGTTAGGTTATGAGATGAAGTATGTGACCTCTTCAGGCAGTGATAGCTACAGCCGTACTTACCATAGACGGACAATGTACAGGGTAATTAACTAAGGATTTATTTCATGTATTATTTATTTAACACTATTGATAACAGTTATAACTGTCACCAAGAAACTCCATTTACGGAACACCAAAAAGAAGGTACTTATGAGGTTATCTATGATGGTGAGCTTCCTGAAGGTAATATAATTTACTCTTATTACAGTAAAGAGAATGAAAGAATTTACTTTGAGGATAATTATAAAATAATTACACCTGAAGAGGCGGCTGAAATGGAGCAACAGAACCAAGCATACTTGGCTATGACGCAGCAGGCACAAGAGAATATTATTTTAAACGCTGTGCTAGATAAGCTGAAGCCTATTCTAACAGAAGACCAGTTAGCTGCTTTAGGTAACTTCAACACAACGAGTGATGATGATGTTGCAGCTATTGAGGAGGCTTTGGATGAAACAACTGAAACCTAATTCTGAAGTAACAAAAGCGTTAGCTCCTATCATCAGAAACTCTAGTGAAGTCTGGAAAAACTTACCGAATGGGGGCGTAAGTCTGGACGCTGTTAAAGCTTTGGAAGTACCTGAAGAAGATAAAGAAAAAGCTTTGGACATAATGTACAACATGGATGGTGGAGAACATTTAGATAAAGCGACAGAGCTACTAGGCAATCAAAGCAGTACAAACTGTATTGCTTATCCACCTAACTCTAGCATGGGCTGGCATACTAATAGTAATCGTGAAGGCGTTAGGACTTACTACTCTTTCACTGTTAAACCCGGACGTTTTATTTATCTTCACCCAGAGACAGGTCAAATGATTGTTGACTCAGACCAAGTAGGTTGGACTGTTCGACAGTTTGAGATCAGCAAAGATAAACCTTTGTGGCATTGTGTCTGGGCAGATGGTGTTCGCTTTAGCTTTGGTTTCACTCGACCTATTGAGGAGGCTAACTAGTTATGTCCACAATGTCTGATTATGATGCTGGGCGGTTAGTCGCCCTCGTTGAACAATTATCACAACAACTTAGGGAACACCAAAAAACCACTGACCAGCTTACAGCTCGTGTGAACGATCTCGAAAAGCAACTAGTCAAAGGCAAAGGCTTCTTAGCTGGAGCTATGCTTTTGAGTATGGGTTTAGGGGGCGTAGGCTCTTCTGTACTCAGTCGGTGGTTAGGTTCCTAAACAATCAAAGGAAAATTTATGTCTTCACTCAATCCTTTCGCTGGGATTGCTGAGGGAGTTATGAATGGTCTGGACGATTTATTTACGTCCGATGAAGAGAAAGCTGCGGCACGTTTCCGAATGGAAGAGATGCTACAGAAGCCTCACATCCTCCAAGCCATGACCAACATAGAAGAGGCTAAACACCGATCTGTGTGGGTCGCTGGCTGGAGACCAGCTATAGGGTGGGTAGCAGCGATTGGTCTTGCGTACCAATTTCTGATCCTACCCTTCGCTGGATTGATTAACTCTTTCCTTACAATTCCTGTTGAGCTGCCAGCTATCCAAGCTGCGGAGCTTATGACTCTAACACTATCCTTACTAGGTCTTGGTTCACTCAGGACTTATGAGAAACTCAAAGGATTAACTACATGATTAAACAAATAGATTGGTCAGGCCATGAGTCTAGCTTTGATACTGCTGTAAACTTTGTACTAGGCCATGAAGGGGGATATGCTAATCGAAAAAAAGAACATGACCCCGGTGGCGAAACAAATTTTGGAATATCTGCTAAACAGTATGGTAAAGACTACGATATTAAAAATCTAACGCAGGAGACTGCACTTAATATATATCGTAGGGACTACTGGGACGCTGTAGAATTAAGTAGATTTCCAGAGCCTATAGCTCTTCAAGTGTTTCAAATGGGTGTCGTAGGTGGTCAAGGTACAAGCATTGGCCTCTTACAAAAACTGGTGGGTACTGAGTTAGATTACACGAATGGTCCGATCACAGAGGCTGCTGTTAAAAAAGCTTATGCTGAAGATCCACAGAAATTAATTGATGGGCTGGCAAAGGCTCAGTTAGATCACCTTAAAACCCTGAAAAACTTTAAGCACAACCCCGGATGGGTCACTCGTATTTCTGACTCTCAGCTCGCAGCTACAGAATCTCGTATACGCTACGCAGAACGTAGAGCTGCTATAGATGGGGCTGTTGCTGAACTAGACAGTCAGGGTGACCTTGAGCGTCCTGCACCAGAGCCTGAAGAACTTGTTGCACTATCTGACTTTGGTACGGCATTCAAAACTGCCAGAGAAAGTGGAGCTAAAGTGTTCGACTACAAAGGCAAGAAATACACAACAGAACTCAAAACTGGGTAAAACGTAATGGAAAAAACACTCCTAGATTTGCTTCATGATGCCACTGCCAAGGAACTATTAGACCGAGTGCAGTCTGGCGAAGCTTCAGCATCTGAGTTGTCCGTTGCTGTTAAATTTCTTAAAGACAATAATGCAACCCTTGACGTAGTAACTGCTGAATCCCCCTTGGGAAATCTTTTGGAGAAACTTCCATTTGAATATTCTGAGAAAATTCAGTGAGGATTTATGGCAAAACGCCAACTACGCAAGGATCGTCCTAAGAAACAGCGTCACAACGAAGATAAAATTCTAAATAGACCTGAAATACATTATCAACCCAAGACACAATCACAAGCTGAACTCTACTATGACCTAGATCATAAGAGCTTAGTGGTGGCTTTAGGCCCTGCTGGTACTGGTAAAACCTACACCTGCTGCATGAAAGCCGCCTCGTGGTTGTCTAAGGGACAAATAAACAAAATTATCCTTACAAGAGCCAACGTACCTACAGGTAAATCTTTAGGTGCAGTACCGGGAACGCTTGAAGAGAAGCTAGTACCTTGGATGTTACCTATGACAGACGTATTACGTTATGGTCTGGGTAATGGATTCTACGAATATCTAGTTAAAAACCAACAGATAGAAACAGTCTCCATTGAGACTATCCGAGGACGTAGCTTTAAAGACGCTATAGTTCTCGTAGATGAAGCACAACAGCTTACAATAGACGAAGTTAAAGCTATCACCACTCGTATTGGAGAGGGTAGCGTACTCGTCCTCATGGGTGACCCCAAGCAATCAGACCTGCGTACACGATCTGGACTAATGCAGTTCGTAGACCTTGTAGAGAAACACTCACCTGATGGCTGTTCAGTCACTACGTTTGATCTGAGCGATATAGTTCGATCTGACACCTGTGCTCAAATGGTAAGGATGTTCTACAAAGAAGGCATTTAATGAATATCCCTGAACCTTTGCATGACTTTCGCAACTTCATGTATCTGGTCTGGAAGCACTTAAACTTACCAGACCCAACTCCAGTACAGTATGACATTGCCGACTTCCTACAAAACGGACCAAGACGAACCATAACAGAAGCGTTCCGTGGTGTTGGCAAGTCATACGTCACCTGTGCGTTTGTAGTACACCAACTACTCCTAGATCCTGAAAAGAAATTCATGGTGGTCTCAGCATCTAAGGCTCGTGCAGATGACTTCTCTACCTTTACACAGAGGATCATCCTTGAGCTTCCTATATGTCAACACCTAGTAGCTAGGGGTGACCAGAGGTGGTCTAAAATCGCCTTTGACGTTGCCCCAGCTAAGGCCAGTGGTTCGCCCTCAGTTAAATCTGTGGGCATCACAGGGCAGCTTACAGGCTCTCGTGCTGACATTATCATTGCTGATGACATAGAAGTACCTAACAACTCCATGACACAGATGATGCGAGAGAAACTCTCTGAGGCTGTTAAGGAATTTGATGCGGTACTGAAACCTGATGGACGTATCATCTACCTTGGTACTCCTCAGTGCGAAATGTCCTTGTACAATACGCTAACTGAGCGTGGCTATGACATGAGAATCTGGCCTGCTCGTTATCCTACACTAGAGAAAATAGAGAAGAGCTATGGTACACGCCTAGCGCCCATGCTCTACGAAAAGATTGAGTATGATGAAAGCCTACAAGGTAAGCCTACAGACCCTGATCGCTTTGATGAAGAGGATCTGATTGAACGTGAGCTGTCTTATGGACGCTCTGGGTTTGCTTTGCAGTTTATGCTGGATACTTCTCTCTCCGATGCAAACAGATACCCACTCAGACTTAGGGATCTTATGGTTATGTCCTGTGATCCTGATAAAGCCCCTGAGAAGCC